TCGTTTTCGTGTTCGGCATTACTAATCCCCTTTCAGGGGTTTGGGTCGATTGGCCCTAGGGCGAATTCCCTAGGGCCGTCGTACTGTGCGATTATCTCACGCTTGCAGGTGTGCCGTTTCCTCAATCTTGCCGAGGCGAGCCAGCGCATCCTGCAAGGCGTTGTTCATCGCCTCAGAGATGCGTCCGTCCTTGGCTACGCACGCCTCCCACGCGGCAACCGCAGCATCCAGCAGATCGACGACGTTGACCTCGCCAGTCGGGGGAACCGCAGACCGCTTACGCGGCGCCTTGCGCGGAGTCGCACACCGCAGGCCGGACACCGTAGCCGGGTACTCCTTGCCATCCTTGCCGACAGGAGCGGTCCCCTTGCGAAGTTCGGTGATAGCGACCATCGCCTCAGCCTTGCCAGCCAAGGCTGCGAGATCGATCGCCAGCGCGAACAGATCCGGCAACGTCAAAGCCGTCGAACCCTCCGCACCCATGAGCGCATCCACCGTGGGGACGTGCTGCGCCCACGACGGGGACCAGCCAAGCGGGTCCTTCTGGGCCGGCAGGACATTGCCCGCATCGTCCCTGCGCTCCCTCCCCCACTCCTCGTGCCCCGCCTTGATCGACGCGGCCAAATCCCGCACCGACAACGCCGAACGTCCACGCTTCCGCATAGCCGTCGCATACTTCCCGACAAGCGCGCGTCCTTGCTTCGTGATTTCGTCCGCCGCATGCTGGCCCGCCTCCACGTAGGCCTCAACGACCTTTGCATTCACGATGCCGACCGGCTTCTCATTCTTGCTCGTGCTCACTGTCTTGCCTCTCACTAGTGCAGCAAACCCGTTGCTTGCTGACAGGAGAATCCTCCCACATCCCAGAAATAGAGTCAATACCCGCACCCCCCCCAACCGTACGATAATCACACACCACACACCAGAGAGAGACTGTCCGTTTCGTCCCTTTCCGACTCAAACCGTTCGACCCGGGTGCTTTCCCAGCACGGCGAGGCTAGGTGTGTTAGTCTGTTTCAGAAATTGTGTGTGTAAGGTTTTAGTGGTGGATTATGTAGGGGTAGCGTGTACGAAAAAAAGTTTTTTTGGATTGTTGCGTTACGGGGGTTGGTTTTTGCCCTTATATAGTATGGGAGAGTAAATTGTAATGGGTCTGTATAAGCGCGCTGGGGCGCGCACGTACGGTGAGCGTGAACGCGAGCCGTGTGGTTCTGTGCTGGTCTATTGTGGTGGTTGATGGTTGTGGTTGGCAGGCTTTGAGGCCTGCCCACTAGAGTTATCCACAGCCCTGCGGGCTGATGGTTGGGCGACCCTTGAGGGTCGCAATTGTGCGCGCCTTCGGCGCGCTTATGTAAAGACGAGGTTTTCTTCATGACGTATGCTAAGGGTGAGGAGCATCACTTCGCGGTACGCTTGCGGGAGAACAAGAAGCAGGCCCTCGATCTGGTGGCGAAGGGCGTGGACCTGAAGGCTGCCATTCGTGCCACGGGCCGCACCGAGGCGGTGATGAAGCGTTGGCTTTCCGACCCGCAGTTCGTTCGGGATCTCGAGGATGCCCGCGACATTGCCCGCATTGAGGCCGAGGCTCTCGCCGGGAAGGGTGGCAAGTACGCCATCGACTTTGCCACCTTCAGCCAAGAGTTTCTCGGCATGCGGGTGTTCCCACACCAGCAGAACTGGATTGATGTGTTGGAGGGCCGGGAACCTTCATGGAAGCACGAGTCCATGATCTACTCTGCCGGTTCCCCAAGGCGTCTGCTCATCAACGTGCCGCCTGAGCATGCGAAGAGTACCACCATCACGGTGAACTACGCCACCTACCTGATCTGTATGAATCCGAACATCAAGATTGCGATCGTGTCGAAGACGCAGACGCGCGCATCTGAGTTCCTTTACGCGATCAAGCAGCGGCTTACTGAGGATCGCTGGGTCAAGTTGCAGCAGGCCTACGCCCCCGATGGTGGCTTCCGCGAGACTTCCGACCAGTGGACGCAGACCCGCATCTATCTGAAGCGTGACTCGGATGCGAAGGATCCGACCGTGCAGGCGCTCGGTATCGGTCAGCAGATTTACGGCACCCGTGCCGACATCATCTTCGTGGATGATGCGGTGGATACGACGAACGCCCACGAGTACGAGAAGCACATGACATGGCTGCAGAAGATGGCCATTACGCGTGTCGGAAAGATGGGCCGCATCGTCATCATCGGCACCCGCGTAGATGCCATCGACTTCTACAAGGAGATCCGCAACGAGGATCGCTGGTCGAACGGTCAGACCCCGTTCACCCATTTTGCGATGCCTGCCGTGCTCGAGTTTGCAAACTCGCCCAAGGATTGGGTCACTCTGTGGCCCCGCTCTGATCGACCGTGGGAGGGTGAAGAAGACGATGCAGTACCCGACGAGAACGGACTATTCGACAAGTGGGATGGTCCGGCTCTGTACACCCGTCGAGGGGAAGTGTCTGCATCTACGTGGGCCTTGGTGTATCAGCAGCAGGACATTGAGGACGATGCCATATTCAATCGTATTCTGGTGTCTGGTGCGACAAACAGTTCTCGCCGTCCGGGGCCTCTCCGCATTGGGGCAAATGGACATCCGGACAAGGGTTCATGGGTAACCCTGATCGGTATGGATCCGGCCATGACGGGCAAGGCCGGTTTTGTCGCATACGCTGTGGATCGTAGCAGCGGGAAGCGCCTTGTGCTGAATGCCGTGAACATGGCGGATCCGAGTCCGCAGAAGATTCGGGCACAGATCGAGGAGTGGGTGCACGAGTATTCCCCGATGGAGTGCATCATCGAGATCAACGCCCACCAGAAGTCGTACGCGCTGGATACTGAACTGGTGCAGTGGCTGGCCAACTACGGTGTGAAACTTCGACCCCACTTCACGGGTAAGAACAAGTGGGACTCGAACTATGGGGTCGGCTCCATGGCCGCACTGCTGGGCAGTGAACGGAACGGCAAAGCCGCAGGGGACAACCTGCTGGAACTTCCGTCAAACCAGAACGAGGGCGTGAAGGCCCTGACCCAGCAGATGCTGACATGGAAGCCCGACACCAAGAATCCGACTGACGTTCTGATGGCGTTGTGGTTTTGCGAGATGCGTGCGAAGGAACTTGTGCACTTGAACAAGAACCGTCAGACGCATGTGGCGAACCGCTGGGCCACCCGCAAGAATGTCTCCGAACAGTACGCTGTGAGTTTGAACGACTACGCGACGGTGAACTACTACGCTTAACCAAGGATAGATATGGCTTTGTCATCGAAACAGATCGCGCGAAAGTATGAGGCGCTGAAGCGTCAGTACCAAGACCGCGACGATCGCATGGGTCGCGTACTCGCGGTCCGTGAAGGTCGCATGATTGAGATCTACCCTGACCTGTTCCCCGAGGGCCTTCCGGCACCGATGATTGCAAACTTTGTGGATGTGGTGGCCCGTGACCTTTCCGAGTTGCTGGCCCCGCTTCCGTCGTTCAACTGTCCGACACTCGAGGCGAACAAGCAGCGTTCGAAGAAGGCAGCCGACAAGCGCACCCAGATTGCCAACAACTACATCTACCAGTCCCGCATGGAGACGCAGATGTACGAGGCGGCAGACTGGTACCTGTCGTACGCATTCATGCCGATCATCGTCGAGCCTGACTTCGACAGCAGGATGCCGATGCTGCGGGCCGAGGATCCTACCGGAGCATACCCCGAGTATGATCGTTTCGGGCGTCTCGTCTCCTACAGTAAGACATACCTGAAGACAATCAACGAGATCCTCATCGACTACCCTCATCTTGAGGGCAAGATCATGGAGGGCAAGGAACGTGAACTTGCCGACTACGAGGAGGAGGTCCGTCTTGTTAAGTACTACGACAAGGATCAGACGACCCTCTTCATGCCGGATCGGCAGAACGTGGTCCTCGAGACTATCGAGAATCGTCTCTCCCGACTACCCGTTGTCTGTGCTCGTCGTCCCGGCCTCAATCGCGCCAACCCGCGGGGGCAGTTCGATGATGTACTGTGGGTGCAGTTGGCCCGTGCACGATTCTCAATGCTGGCTCTCGAGGCTGTGGAAAAGTCGGTTCAGGCACCTATTGTCGTCCCGAACGATGTGGACGATTTTGCATACGGCCCCGACGCGATCATTCGGACGAACAATCCGCAGGTTGTCCGCAAGGTAGGTCTGGAACTTCCACCCGGTGCGTTCACCGAACAGCAGGTGCTCTCCAACGAGATGCGCCTCGGCTCCCGCTATCCTGAGGGCCGTTCTGGTACGCTTGATGCGAACATCATCACAGGTCAAGGTGTGCAGGCGCTGCTTGGATCCTTCGACACTCAGGTGAAGGCAGCGCAGCAACTCTTCCAGCAGGTGCTGGAAGAGGCTGTCGGTATCGCCTTCGAAATGGATGAGGTGTACTTCAAGGGACGCAAGACATCCCGAGGTGTGCACAACAATGCTCCGTACGAATTGACGTACGATCCGGCAGTAGACATCAACGGTGACTGGAACGTTCAGGCCCGCTATGGTCTCATGGCCGGCCTTGACCCGTCCCGCGCACTGATCTTCGCCCTGCAGGCTCTGCAGGCGGGTCTGGTGTCGAAGGATTTCATCATGCGCGAACTGCCGTGGGCAATGAATGTGTCCACCGAACAGGAACGCATCGATGTTGAAGGTCTCCGTGATACGCTCACGAAGGCTCTTGCTGCGTCTGCTCAGGCGCTACCGCAGATGGTAGCCACTGGTCAGGGTGACGCTGCTGGGCTGGTGGAGAAGATTGCACGGACGATCAAGGCTCGAACCGAAGGCAAGACGATTGAGGAAGCGGTCTCTGACATTTTCGCTCCATCGCCTGCACCCGAGGTTCCCGCTGGGGTTGGAGCGACGGTTGAGCAACCATCTGCGATGAGTGCGGGACAACCCGCACCGTCTGCGCCTCCCGCATCCGCTCCCCCAGCGGGTCAAACTCCGCCCAATGCGGCCAGTCTTCTGGCTGGCCTCATGGGCGGCTGACAAAGACGTACGCACGGAACCACGCTGGCGACACGCCATTAGGTTGCTAAGCGCACATTCGGAATCGCGTCAGCGTTCCGTGAGTACGAATACTTGAAGGAGAAACAATGCCTCGTGGTGGATACCAGCGACCGAGCAACCCGGCACCCGTAAGCGGACCGGGCGCTTTGTCGCGTCGCACGGATGGTGGCCCCACGCAGGCGGCACGCTACATTGGTGGCGGTGGCTATGGTGAAGGTAAGGCGCTGATGGAAACACAGCAAGCCGCACCTATGGCTGCCGCCCCAGCGGCCCCATCTATGCCAACGGCACGGACAATGAATCTTCCCCCCGTTGTTGGTCTCACGGATCCCACGCAGCGACCGGACGAACCAATCACGCACGGTTTGCCGTTCGGTCCCGGCGGTGGCCCCGAGGTTCTTGCCAGCAAAGCGCGGGCTAACACGCTTTCGCAGACCGTTGGCGGTCTCATCGAGTTCGACCCCACGGGTGAATTGAACGATTTGTACGAATATCTGGTATCGAGAGGTCTGTA